AGGTCGGTGTCGTAAAAAGCGGGAGTAGCCGTGAATGACAGCATCTTTCCCGCCGTCCCCCTGTATTCGTAGAAATCGGCATCGCACTCATGACAATCCCAATCTGGTTTGTTCCTCAGATCGCCAGTCGCTTCCCTCCAAGCGTCTTTTTCGGATTTGCCAAACCCAAGGAGAAGGGTTTTCCCCATGTCGGGGCCAGAGCAGGACTGAACGGTGATGACGAAGTAGCGTTGTGCGGTAGTAGTGTTGGACATGGGTATATTTTATCACAGAAACGCAGAAATCAAAAGCTTTTTCTGCATGTATTTTAATCTTTTTTTTGGCATGGAAGCAAAAAAGCCCCCCTTTCGGGAGGCTTTGAAGCTAGCCAGCATCATCGAACAAGTGCGCCGCAGTGGGAAAGGGACGAGATGCCGTCGAAGCGCAGAGTCTTCCAGACTTGCTTTTCGCTCTTCTTATCGTCGCTCTTATCGATAACTTTACAGACTGCGAATCCGTCACCGATGCGGTCGATGCTTTTGAGGATATACTTGCGGGTGTTGCCGCTGTTGGATGTGGTATAAGTGACACGCTTATTGATTAGGTTAACGACGTTGAACGAGTTGGTAATGTTGGACATGCCCATATTCTACTCTAGAAACGCAGAAATTAAAAGCTTTTTCTACATAGAAAACAAATTCTTTTTCTTGTTTAAAGGCTTGACATCTTTTTCTTTGAGGAAAGTCTTGACATCGGCTTGAGTTTCCTATATGGGGAAAACCCTCGTAACTCGTTGAGTATCAACGAGTTAGGCGGATCGGGCGGGGCGACCGCGCTAACTCCCTATCGCTCAGTGAGTTACAGCGTTTTTATTTAAATGTTTTTATTTACTTTTTTCACCCTAAAAGGCTTGACGTTCTCACCGTTCTGATTTAAAATGAGGTGACACCCTGATATCAAGCAACCACCCGAAAAAGAAAACCCGCCCCCCACTCAGGGGACGGGCTAGCTATTTCTTAGAGGGCTAGCTAAACCCACGATCACTATTTATTTTACGTCTTGTAGATCGCTTAACCGTGTTTATACTCACTTGACGAAAGCATTACTTGCCATAGATGTCGTTAAGCTCATAGCTCCACTCCTTAACCATCTCAGCCTCATGCCCGTTCGGGTTCTTGCAAGCGGCACTGATCCACTTTCTGATCATGCGCTGAAGCTTTCGCATCCTATGCCATTCCATGTAATGCACACCGATGGCGAGAGGATAAGTAAGAAGAAGAAGGGCTTTGCCCTTGTTGGATTGGTCTTTGAAATTGTGTATGTTCATAGTTTCTATTGTGTTTCTGTTGGCTCTTCTTGGGCTTTTTCGGAGGCTTCGACAACTTCGTCAATCATCTTATTCCAAGAGTCTTCGGCTTGGGCCATTGCTGCTAATGCTTCTTTCGTTTCTTGTGTCATGGTCATGGTGAGATTATAGTTGAAAGGCGGGGGGATTGTCAACCCCCCTTTTAAATGTTTTTTTAGGAGGTGTAGACTTTCCAGAAGGTTTTATTTTCGTGACAAGCTTGAGTCTCGTAAGTCGCGCCCGTATAGACGGTACGACGTTGCCACTTTTGAGAGATCATATTCTGAAACTCTTCAGGGTTTTCGTCCCAGCTATTCATTACGCCAAGATTTTTGTAGGTGCTTTGGACTTGCTCTAGTGTTGCGGTCATGTCGGTATTATAGTGTAATTTTTGATTTAAGAAAAGCTTTTTCTACTATTATTTGACGGCTTAAAATCCTGTGCAATCTTAGCAATCTTGGCAGCAGCTCCACTCCCTCTCGCCCTGATATACTTCAGGAATCCAGCCAGTGCCGTTGCAGGTTTCGCAGTGACTTGAAGATTTAATGATTAATTTGGCGGTCTTATTTACTTCGGCAAAGAAGATGCGAGACCGCTTTACTGGGATGCCACCGCCGAAACGGTAAGCGAGTAATTTGCGAGCTTGCTTCTTTAGTTCTTGCTTGTATTCCTCTTGCGTTGTCATGGGGATATTTTATCACAGAACAGAACAAACAAAAAGCTTTTTTTACTATTAATTTTCTAAATATATTTTCACTTAATACTTGACACCCTCCCCCATTTCTGAAAAATTTAGTTGGGTTTTGCGTAGCATACGCGGGGGGGGAGTCTAACTTCAATTTCTCAACAGCCATACCCCCACCCATTCTTGGGCCAATCGCTGACGGGGTTATGATTTAGATTGTTTGTTTAAAAAAAAACACGCCCCCCTATAATTAATAACTAATTAGTGTAATAACAACAAATGAGTCTACCATACAGTGAATTCCCAGTCTACATAGGTCAAGTCGGGGTCGGGTCGAGTCCGCCGAATGAGGTTAACGATTATCTACCAGCCACCCAAGCGAGCGTGAGCTACAATACTGCGTCTAGTGTGAGGCGTAAATTGGGTAAGACAGTTGATGCGGCTGATCAGTTTACCTTCAATAGTGCATTATCTGCGGATATCTCTATTAGTTGTTTATTGCAATCTGGGATGGTATCGGGGTTGGATTTTTTATTGGATGCTAATCAGGATAATTTTGTAACGATGAAGTTGGGTAGTGGGATATATAACAAGTGTTACGCTAAAGATGTGTCGTTGAGTGTGAGTCCATTTGAGCCAGTGATTTTGAGTGCTAATTTTGTTTCATTAGATCCTGCTGTGGGTGGGACTATAAGTGGGAATACTAATTTTGTAGGTATAGGTAGTTCAAGTCCTAAATTAGATACTGATTTGATTGTTTATGGTCATACGTGTTCTATTATTGATAGCGAGGCTGTGTTGGGACAAGTTCAATCTCAAATAAATTTCAGCAGAGCATACACCCGCACCCCAATTTACGGGTTAGGTTCGGTTAATGCGTCTTCTATGTTATTGGATGGAGTGGAGGAGGAGATATCTGTATCGTCTACAGGTTTAAATAGCTTGATAGGATTTAGTGGGGAAGCATTGACCAATACTTTACAGGTTAAATTAAACATGCAGGGGAGTGTTGGCGTAGGGGTATCAAGTCCTATTGATGATTTGATTAAATTCCCTGCTGGCGCGAGAGTTTTGACCGAATCGTATTCGGCTCAAGGAGGGGAGACAATTAAGACTACAGCTACAATTAAACAGGTAAAACTGTAAATTCAGTGTAATATATAACATATGGGATCAAAGAAGCTTTCTGATATTCAGTTGGAGCCTCACAGTTTTTTTTCAATAAAATTCAAGAAGAGGAAATTTAAATTTACCCCGAATCAGCATAAATTCCTAGATATGCTATTAAACCCAGATGTAAAAATAATGTTTGTATCTGGACCTGCGGGTTCGAGTAAAACCTACATGTCTTTATACGGATGTTTGAGGTTAATGTCTGAAGATTCAGACAAAGACCTCCTTTATGTCCGAAGTATCGTAGAAAGTGCAGATAAAGGTCTAGGTAGCCTTCCTGGAGATATGTCGGAGAAATTCAACCTTTTCACGCTGCCTCTTTATGATAAGCTGGAAGAAATAATACATGAGGGCGATACGGCTTACTTAAAGCAAAAAGAAAGGGTGAACGCTATACCTATAAACTTTTTGAGGGGCGCGAACTGGGAAAACAAACTTATAGTTGCGGATGAAGCTCAAAACTTCACATTTAAGGAATTGACGACTTTGATTACTCGTATTGGTGAAAATACTAAGCTAGTCATATGTGGAGACTTTATGCAAAGTGATATTGATGGGAAAACGGGGTTCAAAAAGATGGTTGATGTCTTTTCTACTGATGATTCTATCGAAAATGGCATTACGACCTTTAAGTTCACCAATAAAGACATTGTTAGAAGTAAAATTTTAAAATTCATCATTTCTAAGTTACAAAACTGGGGAAAGGTGTAATAACATATGTTATAGACAAGAAATGCGTTAACGCGGAAGCGGCGAACAGCTTATACATAAAAGAACGCATCAAACCTTGTTTTTTTTGAAAATTAATATATAACTAGTAGAATATATAGTATGGCTCATTTATTCTGTCAGAGTTGCGGCTCTAAAATTTCTTTTGCAAACGCAAAACCCAATTTCTGTAATAAGTGCGGACAACCTTTAAATTCTACAGTTGCTGCTGTTTCTGCAAAGACTTCTGCTATAGAAAGAAAATCTTCGGTTATTTCGTCAGATGAGACGGATGCTGAATTCGTTCCTGAAATCAGTAATTTTCAAGTAGAATTTGAAAGCTCTGATATTTCTAATCGAACAATAGGGTCGTTATTAGGTGAGCCAACCCCAATCGAAACAAATCGAAGGGATAATACTCAATCTGTTAATGATTTTATTAATGAAAAGAAAAGAGAGAAGTGATTATACATATGAAGACTTCTCTGAAGTAATAGACGAAGCGGTAAGCAAACAACAATATAAATGGCGGCTTTACGCTGTTAAGTGGTTTGATTTCGAGGATGTTCAGCAAATCATAAAAATACATATTGCTAAAAAATGGCACATGTGGGATCAGAGTCGTCCTCTTGAGCCGTGGATAGGTAGGATCATATCTAATCAAATAAGAAACCTAGTGAGAAATCATTACGGCAATTATGTCAATCCCTGCCCCGATTACCAATTACCCGATCACTCTCACGCCCACTGTTCTATATGCAGTAAATGGGAAAAGTCAAAAAAAGCAGGATTAGAATTAAAGATCCCGCTTTCTACTGAAGATTTTATAAAAGAAGTCTCTAATAAAGAATATTTGGATTTTGATTTCCCATTGTCTGTGGGAAAGTTAAATATTGAAATGGAGGCGCGTTTGAGCGCCAACCACTACATAGCTTATCAAATGTTATACTTTGAAAGTAGCAGTGAAGAAGATGTCGCTAAATTCATGGGTTATAAGATTTCCCCTCAAAAAAAGAAGCTTGGTTATAGACAAGTTAAGAACTTAAAGAAAAAATTTCTTCAAGTAGCTATAGATATTCTCAAAGACCAAGATATTATAGGTGATGGATCTTAATAAAGAACAAAAAGAATTCTTAAGGGTTCATGCTAATGAAATGCCAGATCTCATTGATCTGACTAAGAAATGTTTTGGCGATGAACTTTTAGATGGAAGGTCTAAAGAGGGGAGGGCTGTTAGAAAGTTCTTGGTGGAGAACTCTATAAAATTCAATACTACTTGTAGAATCCCAGCAGAAGTTATAAATCTGACTAGTGAACAGGGTACGTTCATTTTACAACAAGCCCAAGAGGGGTTGTCCTCATTGGAAATAGCTAAAATTGTTTTCCCGTCTAGGAATGTAAAGCCTTTGAGTTCGGAGCAGCGTGTAGTTTTAGAAAAAATCAGGGAAGTTAACCCAGATATGTTGCCGTCTCAAGATTCGGGGGCTTTAAACTCATATCTTGCGCCAAGATCCCCCTCTAGAATCATAAAAAAGATAAATGATGCTACTGGACAGACATTAAATGAACAAAGGATTAATAGACAAAAGCAGATTTGTGTAGAAAGGCTAGGAATCAACCTTTCTAATTCTAGATTTCTTAAAATTATTAATAATTTATTAAATTCAGAAGACAGAGTGTTGTTTGAGCATGAATTTATTCGGCTGACATGGGACAAACCCGATCTAACAGCGGACGAATTAAATCTTTACCTGAATGT